TATAATCAAGAAAACAAATTGTACAAATATACAAAACAAATTGTGCAGGTGTTTTTCATACATCTGACTTTTTGTAGTGGTACATTATATCTATGTAACCGGAGTTGTGGGAGGTGTTAACTCTATTTTCCCACCTCTCAGCATTGGCGAAGGGATTGGAGGTGAACGATGTGTTGCTAAACCACTCGCACAGCTCAACGATACGGCTCTTATTGGAGGTGAAATAGAAGTAATTTTGACCCAAAAGAAGCTGCAATACATCTAAATAGTCATGCAGCCTCCACGATTGATCGGATGCGTATGTGGTGGTGTCGGTGTTCAGGTAGGGCGGGTCGATAAGGAACACCACCCTGTCTAAGTCCTTAAATGCATTGAATACGACCCTGTAATCGCTACGGACTATGGTTACCCCATCCAGGTAGCTATCGGCGTTGTAATCACTCAATCGCACCCTGTTGTAAAGTTTCTCCCTGCTCATTGAGGCAAAGTTCGCCACATAGTTCATGGAGAATAGCAGATTACCCGACAGGGTGGTGTAATCAACAAAGCCTCGCCGATCAGCCTCCTTGATCAGGTTTAGGATGCTATTCCTTAAATGGCCCGTTAGGGCCTGCTTACGGGGGAAATTGCCGAGCACACGCCTAATGGAAGTGAGCAGTGCGTTTATTGCCTCAATATTCTTCAACCGCTTCTCAAAGTCGTCATAGTCGTTGTAAACCACTTCGGCCTTTGGGAATGTATGCTTGGCTATGTGGCTGAGCAGTCCGCTCCCGCCAAAAAGGTCAACAAAGGTGTAGGAGTCATCGTAATGCTTTAAACACGATTTAAACGATTTTGAAAATCACCTTTTTTGCCCCTGAAAAGGCAGGTGGCTCTGGTTGTAGTCTTTCATTCCGGTGGTAGGTTTGGTTCTGTGAAGATACAGCAAAATTATTGCCGAACTCCACTCACCCGCACGAATGTTGACAACATTTCCTTTTTTTTACCAACCCAAACGCATTTATATGCGTATAATCTGTATATTTGCCTATAAATCATAAAGCCATGAGAAAAATTTTGTGTATCGTCATGTTGGTCTGGGCAGCCCTGACCGCATGCAAAAAGGAGGAACCCGAACCCTTCCGGCTCGACCCCAATGCCATGATACGGCTGCGGGGCGATGCCAACGCTGCCAAAGACCAGATTGCCGGACTAACCCCCCTGGAGGTGGTGCAGAATGCCGTGAATATCAAGTGGCAGTCAAACTATTTTTCTAACGAATACCGCGAAGAACCATTCGAAATCGGGCGATCTTTCATCGACGACCATAAGGACTTTGAAACCCCGGCGCTGCTGATGTGGGGCACCGACATCATCAGCCAGCAGGGCGAGTTCTACAAGGATTTCATCTACGGCTTCAGCGTGTACATCACCGACAGCCACAACGACACCATTGCCTGCGTGCCCAACGAGGTGATTGACAACGCCCGGGTGCTGATCGAGGCGGCCTACTACGCCGAGGATTACGAGGAGGTGTACCGCCTGTTCAACGAGGCGTTCACCTTCCTGCCGATGGACTGACAATGTATATTTTTGAATGATGTATTGGAGGGGGCGCCGTGCCCCCTCTTCTAATTCTCGCCGAACATGGCAAACTCAAACGCCGTATCGGCAGCCGTGCCCCCACTGTTGTAGGTTGTCACCTTGAAGCTGCTGCCGGTCTTGCTGCTCACCACGGCAGTCGATTGTTTGGTCCCCAGCGTTACCTGCACGGTGTAGCCTGTGTGTCCGGCGCTATGGTACACAGTGTATGTTCCGGCAGCTGTTTTTATAGATAATTTTGACGAATGTTTTTTTGGCCCCCAAAAATTTGAACCACCACCTCCGCTAGCCACATTACCAGCCAGCAGCACCCCCGGCCTGTCGGGTGCCTTCTCGCTCTTCTCCACCACCCCCATGGGGTTCATGTACATATAGTTGTTGGCATCCTGTATCAGGAAGATGCCGTTGCGGTATATGCGCGACACCTCCACATCGCTCACGCCCGACAGCGTGTTGTCTGGAGCCACAATCCTTATGCTGGCCGAGGCCGTGGCCCACACGTTGGACGCTCTAACCGAGGCGGTGAGCTTCATTTTGTAAGTGCCGGACGGCAGCGGGCCAAACGATTTTGAGGGGATTGTCAAATTTTCGGTAGAGCTTTCACCGGCCACGAAGGCAAATATGCCGACAGAACCTAATGGGACCTCACTGTTGTCGGCTTTAACAAGAAAAGCGCTAACCGAGGCGGAGGCCCCAACTGCCCCGGTATGCCCGGGCGGTGTGGTATTCTGAATGCCATAGCAAACACACACAACCGGAGGGGTGGTTATGGTGTAGTTATCGCTGGTTGCGGGGAGTATCAACGGTGCGGATAGCTTGGTGTCCGTGTCCGAGCCATTCGTTTGCATGAGGGATATCGATTGCGAGGCATCAACGCTATTGCTGTTGGGAGCCAGCAGCTTCGACAGGGCTATAATGGCATCCGAGGATACGGTTGCCTTCATATCCCCGCTCTCATCGTAGATGTTCATTGATGACGAGTCGTGGTCCAGCAGTATCCGCTTGCCTCCCGGCGGTGCCGTGGACATCGAGCCGTACAGCTCAACGTCCATGCCGAATATCTTCCCCCCCTGCGTTACCACAAACTTAGCCGAATTCGTCAGAATCCCCGCCACCCTTTGAACGGCTTTCGCGAGCGTACCGCCGGCATAAATTCTGGGGGTATCATCGCCTTCCCCCGTACCGTTGATGCCCGCTTTTTCTATCCATGAGAGTCCTCCACCTTCACCAAACTGCTTTGCACCCACCTTGATCAGCGAGGTGCTTATGAGCCCGCCCTGTATGGTGGTGTCGTTGGCAATGGCCTCGGCCAGGTAGCCCAGGGCTGCCGTGTTGGCCTCGTTCACCTCGCCAATCTTTGCGATCAGCGCGTTGAGCGATTCGTAGTAGTCGGCAAACTTGGCCCTGAACGTGGCGGGCACCACCGTTGTGGTCACGCTAAGCTGGGCGTCCGATATCCAAAGCGGTATGCCGGATGTCCAGGTAACGTTGTTGTTGAGGTACTTGGCCAGGGCCAGGAAGGCGGCCTCCATGGCCGCCAGCTCGGTAACTATCCCCAGCGCTTCGCCCTGCTCGCCCCACGACAGGTAGTTCCACAGCAGGTTGGGCCACTCGCGGCGAACCTGATGCTTCTCGTTGGGCGTGAACTTGCCGTCGTCGGCAATGTCGGCAATGTCGGAGGCCAGGTCGTCAATGTCAGCCTGCACATCCTCGGGGGCGGGGGTCCAGTCGGTGGGCTTGGATCCCGACTCCATCTTGGCGCGCCTGTACTTCAGGGTGGTACTGCCGCCGCTGGCAAATTTTCTAATTACAAATTCCGCCTTAACCGCATCGTCGGGTGCTTTAGCGGTAATCCTTGCCATGCCGGAAGCACCGTTGGCAACGGATTCCGCACCGTAGGCCGATTCTTTTCTGACATTGTCCGCATCGTACCAGAATATTCTCAGCCCCACGTTGACCCCGTCGGAGGTCACCACGTCCTTCAGCTCAACGGCACCCGTGTAGTACTTCCCGCCAACTACGTCAACCCTTGCGTAGGGAATTAGGTTCCAATTCGACCACGATCCGTTCTTCCACTCATCCGATGTACCCAACAGCAGGTTCCGCCCTCCGATCTCAATGTTATCCACATAACCCTGCGCATTCTGGTCCAGCGCCTGCTGGATGGCCTGGTTGGCCGCCTCGATGGCCGTGCTGAACGAGGCAAGGGCCGAGTTGTACAGCGCGAACTTGGCGTTCATGTTGGTGTGCTCCGCCGCGGTGATCTGCCCGTCCGCTATGGCGGTATCAATGGCATCAATCAGGTCGGTAACGCTGCCCACGAAGGTGATCTTGGCGTTGAGCAGGTTGGTCTTGGGCGTGCCCGAAAGGAAGGGGTTGGTGTAAAGCTTGTTGTAGGTGGCCTCGATGGCATCGGCCTCCGCCTGCACGGTCAGGATCAGCTGCCCGATGGCTATGGCCTCCGCGCTGTCGATCACGCCGTCCAGAAAGGCCCCGTCCACGTAGGTCTCCAGATCGTCAACGGCTGCGCTCACGTCGTCCACGCTCCCCTGCGCCGCCTCAATGTCAGCCTGCACATCCTCGGGGGCGGGGGTCCAGTCGGTGGGGTTCTTCCCACTCTCCAGCTTGGAGCGCCTGTACTTCAGGGTGGTGGTGCCGCCGCTAGCATATTTTCTAATCACAAACCGCCCCTCAACGGCAACGGAAGGGGCCTTGGCGGTGATCCGTGCCCTGCCCGAACTGCCGTTGGCAACGGATTCCGCACCGTTGGCCGATTGGGTCAACTGATTGTCCGCATCGTACCAGTGTATTTGCAGCCCAACGTTGACCCCGTCGGACGTCACCACGTCCTTCAGCTCAACGGCAGCCGTGTAGTACTTCCCGCCAACTACGTCAACCTTTGCGTAGGGAATTAGGTTCCAATTCGACCACGAGCCGTTCACCCATTCGTCCGATGTGCCCAGCAGCAGGTTCCGCCCTCCGATCTCAATGCCATCCACCGCCTCCTGTATCCCCGCCTCCACAGTCTGCCCGGATTGGAAGCGTATGTTGCCCTGTATAGTCCCGCTGTCCAGGTCGAAGAAGGTATTCCCGTCGGCACTCTGCACCCTGCCCGTCTTGATGAAACGGCCGTTGATGGTGGTCTGGCCATAGGTTAGCGATATGCCACGCACCCCGTCAACAGGCGAGTGCAGCACTCCCACCAGGAAGTACCAGTAATCCGGGTCGGCATCGAACTTGCGCTGTGCGGCATCAAGGAATAGGGTACCCGATGATGCAGTGCGTGAGCACTTGGCGTATATGTACAGCCCGATGGTCTGGTTGCTCCCGGTGATGGTAATGCTTCCGGCGGGAAGAGCCCACTCCATGACCGATTCATCGTCCATGGTGAAATGCGCCAATAGCCCGGCACTCCACTGCAGCACCTGTGCATTACCGGCGTAATTGGGTTGCAGCAGGATGGATAGCTGAAAAGCCTGCGCTCTTGCACCCACGCTCAGCATGGAGGTCTCAATGCTGAGCGGCTTGATATTCTCGGGGTCAAAATAGCCATCCGTGTCGAATACCATCTCACGCAGCTCCTTATTGTTCAAATAGCTTCGGCGGGCATTCTCGTTGATCATCTGGTTGGACACCACCACATCGTTCTGCACCGTGGCTATATCGCCGATGATATGCTGGAGCGTTGTTTTGGTAACCGTGTCCGACAGGTCGAACTGCACTGTCCAGTAGTCCGCTATGCCTTTTGTGAGCTTGACAATACGAATATCCTCGGCTATGCCCATGTCGGCATCCTCAATGCGAACCGTGTCGCCACACTCAACGTTCTGCAGGTTTTGCCGTGCGTAAATCGCGCTGAATGTAGCCCTGTACGACACCTTCGGCGTGTCGTTCTGCTCCAGCCATTCGCTTGCCTTGTCTGCCAGCTCCTGCTCGGCATTCAGCCGGTAGCTATCCGGCATGACGATATCGAGCAGCACGTACTTATCGCCCACGGCAGGGCGGATATCCCCGGTGGGCAGGGTGAAGTCGTTCTCCTGTTGATTGGGTATCAGGGTGAAAGTCTTTGTGGCATGGTTGTACCGCTGAATTTCAAAGTCATACCCCGCACATTGGCCCGTGATGAAATGCACCTTTGCCTCCGTGCCGTCCATCAGGCAGTCGTTCACATCGAAGTCGAGGGCCGAATCCTTGAAGGTGAGCGCATCGCCCACATCCGTAACCACACCGGCACCCCCGGATGAGAGACGCGGGTAAATCTCGTCGAACGATTTCGACCGCTCCACGATACCGAAATTCGATGCATTCAAACTTTCGAGGTACTGTCCCATATCATCGGGTAGGCACAGCGGCATGGAGCCGCCACGATAGTTGCCCGGAAGGTTGCGGGTAGAGCCGTATGGATACAGGCGTGTAACCAGTCCCGAGCTGTCCACCGATACGCGTTCGATATCGTAGAGCGAAGAGCCGTACTTCAGGGTTATCTTCCGGTCTGTGCTGAACCTCTTCAGGTGGATGATGCGGTTGGTCACGTGGTACTCCGTATTGAACTCGTCGGCCAGGCGCCCGAGCACCGAAAGGCAATCCTCGTTGGAGAAGGTTAGCGTAATGTACTCCGTACCCTCCACCACCTGCCCAAGGCTCCACAGGGATGTACCCGACAGACGGTTCAGGTTGGCCACCAGCAGCTCCATGAACATGGTGGCGTTGCCCGTCATGCTGAACTCACCCTTGGGAGGGGTGGGCGTATTATCGAACAGCATATACACCGCTTTGGCCACGTCGTACTTGGTCGATTGGAATACGGCATCGTATCGGAAGGAGTGGGTTCCGGTCTTCTTCACCGTGGGGAGGGTATTCATCGTCCAGCGCGACCCCTCGTGCTCTATGTAGTCGCCGATGAGCAGCTCCGTGAAACTCGCCTGTTCCCAGGCTAATGTTATCTGCTCTTCGCCCATCACCTCCTTCACCAGGGTGGAGGAGGTGAGCGGATTCAGCTCCGCCACAACGGTGCTCACAGCTCGTTTAATCGTCATCGTCATCGCCTTCGTCATTATCTATGTCATAAATACGCAAGCTCGGATCGTACTCCTTCACGGTTATCTCGTATGATACGGCCACGCGACCGCTTTGAAGCGACCGCGGCTTTTTCAAACACTTGGCACCCTCATAGAGCAGGCTCACCGTTACCCCCAGATCGGCAATGTAGAGGGCGAAGGCGCCGGGAGTGGCAATCTCTTCAAAAAAAGCCAAGTACTTGGTCCAAAAGTCGTCCGCATCCGTTCCAACCAGCAGCACGTTCATCTTGAAGGTTCTTGCCTCGTAGCTCAGTGGACTGACCATATCAACGGCCAGCCCAGTCTGATCGGGGAAGTCGTACTCCAACCGCGGACGCGGCTTGGGCGGCGACATGATATCGTTGTAGCTGTCCTTCAGTATCCGCGCCCCAAATGTTGAGTACAAATCCTTTTTGTTTATGGTCCACATATTAGTCATAACCCTATCGCATTGTTATCCCGTTATTTTTCATGTAAATCAGCGTTTCGTCAACACTAACCAGACGGCGGCAGAAGAAGGTGTTGTCGCGGATTTGCTGAAGTACCCCCAGCGATGCCGATATGGTATCCAGCGACGACTTGCTGTTGGCCAGCAGTGCCGATACGTTCAGCCGCATGGCAACGATCTGCCCCACCAGAGCCTGACCGGTATCCTCCGTCATTTTGGCCACATCGCCCTTGATGCCGGTCGGCCCCTCTCCACCGCCATACATTGATATGCCGAACATCTCGCCCAGCGTGTCGTACATGGTTTTGATGAAATTCTGGGCTTCCGGGGTGATCCCCTCAATGGATTGCAGCAGCCTCTCCATCTCCATCGCAGCCAGCGCGGCCTTATCCGTGTCGCTGAGCTCGGTATCTTCGTATATCTTCTTAATCTTCTCGGAAAATTCCTCGATAATCGAGGCGAAGAACATGGAGTAGGCCAAATCGCTGATCAGCTTCTTCATGGCCTCGCCAACGTAGTCCTTGAACTCGTCAATGGCATCCTTGGCGCTGTCCAGATTTTGTGTGATGGCATTCATCAGGTCGCCACCCAGAGAGCCAAATACTGAGGTCAGGTAGTCGTGAAGGCCCTTCAGGGCATCCTCGTACTCGTCGGCATATTGAAGTGCTGTTTCCAGGGCCTTACGGCTTGCCTCGTCCAGGTTCTCGTTATCCAAAATCGACTGAGCCAACTCCCTATTCAACCTGCCCTGCCCGTCAATCAACCCCGGGTAAGCTTTCAGCATATCGGAATAGACCGCCTTTTCACCTCCCCAGCCGAACAGCCCGGTTTTCTTTGTGCCGGTTTGCACCGTAGCACCCCGCAGCGCATCGAGCGCCTTATTCTCGGCATTCCTAAACTTTGCCGCTTGCTGGGCGTAAGCGTTGGCCTGTGCTAGGGCATCGGTACCGGCAATGGTCTGCGCCCGTTCCAGCAGCTCATTCTGCTTCATTAGTGCCAGGTTGTAGGCTTCCTGCTGTGCCAGCTTGGCATCCGCCAACCTTTTAAGCGCCTCCTGATGCTCCTTTTCGGCCTGAAATATCTTGGTAGCCGTTGACAGCACCAGAGCCACGGCCGCACCTGCAATGCCGCCCTGCTGGAATCCCTGCATGGTCGCATTGGCAATATCCATCACCGCACCAATGCTGTTGGCCGCCGAGCTGGCCGCATCGCCCTCCTCCTTTGATAGGGCCTGCAGCAGCCCAATGGCCTGATCGGCAAAAAAGTTTGCGGTACCCAGGTGGCCCATTAGCGCATCCGTATTGGCAGCTACCGATTGCTCGGCAGCCTGAAACGCCTCCGTGGCATCCTTAGCCTGCTGGGCATCCTTGGCTTTGGCCAGGTCGTCCTTCGCCTTTTTCAGGTCTTTTAGGGAGGCTATAAAAGATTTTAGCCCAATTTGCACCCCGGCAACGGGTGATGAGCTTACGGCATCCATGATCTTCTTTGCCTCCTCTGTGGAGAGCTTCCCCGCAGCCACCTCGGCATCCACCCGCTTTTGTATTTCTGCAATGATGTCCTCCGTTAGCTGGCGGTTGAGCCAAATCTTTTCGTCGGTGGCCGTTTTGTAGGCTTCCGTTTCCATGATCAGCGATGCCGTGGTTTCGCTCACCCGCTGGTCTCGCTCGGTGGCGGCTACAGTGGCTGCATCCCGGGCAGCCTGCGCCTGTTCCTCCAGCTGTGCTTTTAGCTCGGGGAAAGAGGTTCTGGCAGCCTGCGCCTCCAGCTCAGCAGCCTGTTTCTTCAGCGCGTCTATCCTCTGCTGGTAATCGGTTTCAATCTTTACCCGCTTATCGGCAAACTCACCCGCCAGCCTCAGGGTCTCCTCGCCGTACTGCTTTACGGTATTCGTTCGCTTGGCCTCATACGCTTCGGTGAGCCTTGCTTTCTCGTCCTCAAACCGCTCCGAGTCTGCGGTGCTAATTCCTGTACCGGCCAGTGTGCTTACTGCCGTAAATCCCTGTTCACCCTCGTGAGCCTTATTATATGCGTCGATAATTGCCTGCTCCTTTTCGGCAATCTTCTGCACCTCTGCCTGCTCCTCCGCATCAATTTGCGCAAGGCGTTTCTGCAGGCTCTCCTGCATCTGTTCCAGTTGTAGTTTGGCGGTTTGTGCCTGCAGGGCAAGAATTTGGTTCTGCAATGCGCCGGCGGCATCGTAGGGAGTCCTTCTATCTGAATCCGAATCAAGTTCAGAACCAAGTAATCGTTTAAGTTGTTCTTCTAATGCATCTATTTCTGAATTTACTTTCTTTATTTCATCAGAACCGGCTAAGTGCTTTATGGATGCACGTTTTGCTGCTATTGCCTCTTCAATAGCACCTACCGTTCCTTCTTTGTAATCCAACGCACCTTCAATGCCGGCATCTTTCAATTTCTTAAAGCCAGCCTGCTCTTCCTGGTGGGCCTTGGCAAAGAGTGCGTTCATATTCTTTTGAATATTTATAACATCGTCTTCTGCCTCCTGCCATCTACTATCTTTTACCAGTACTTTACCTTCCCGCTGAACACCATATCCATCAGTGTATGTACCTTTAACTGTTTTATAAGCTTTCGGCACCTTATTCAATTTTTCCTGAGCTTCGATTAATTTCTCAACCTCAGCTTCGGCTTGTTTGGTGTATGCCAATGCTCGTGCCTTGGATACTTGCGCAGAAATAAAAGCGGACTTGTTGGCAACCAGTAAATTTTGTGCATCACTAACATTGCGGATAGCAACACCGAGCGAATCGAACGCCGCTTTATTTTGCTCAATAAATTTTTGCTTTGCTTGCATATCATCACCGAGCGCATTCCACTTCACACGCAAATTCTCTACCGCAGCAATAGGCCCTTTAGACTGCTCGCTTACTAAGCCGGTAAATTCCTTTTGAAGTCTGTTAACCTCCTTTTGCTTTTCACTCCACTTATTAAAAACAGTGATTAGTGCTGCCACCCCCGCAATTACCACTCCGATTCCCGTAAACATTAGCGCCTTGCTTGCTGCCGTGGTAATACCCAGCGTGGTAGCCACATTTAGGTTTGCTGCAGCCCAAGCATTCTTTACCTTGGTAAGCGTTACCACGCTGAAGTAGCTGTCCTTATTGAGCTGCTCCGCCACCTGCTGCACACCGATGGTAATGGCCATAACCGACTGCAGGCGCGTTTGGATCTTGGCCAACTTCTCCTGTTCGGCACCAAACAGGGAGGCAACACCCACGCCCGCTGCCATGGTCCCGGAGAGAACAGATGCTGCTCCTGCAGCAGCTTTGAATCCTTTGTTAGGATCAGCCAGGATGGCGGTTCTTCGCTGTACGATGTCCAGCTGGGCTTCCAGCTGGGCTATCTCTTGGGCTTTCTTTGCGTAATCGGTATCGGTGAGGCTTCCGCTCATGCGGGCCAGCTCATCCTTGGCCTCCCTCACTCGTGTTGTGAGGCGCACATGTGCCTGTGCAGTGCTCTCCACCTGATTTTCTAATTCTATGAGCGAGTTTTTTTCTTCCTCAAGTGCTTTTTTAGCCGCGTGCAAATCCCCCGTAACCGCCATCTTCGCATGTCCGGGAGCAGTTTTATTGAGCAGCTTTTCAAGTTCTTTTATATCCCTTTCAATCTGCTTTACAACGGCTTTTTGTTCGGCAATGGCAGCCTTTACCTCGGCCTTTGCCTTACGGGCTGCACCCCCAATGCCCTCGAACGACTGCTCCACCTTTTTCCCCTCGCTGTCAACGTTACCGCCGATGACGAAGTCTATGTTTACCGGGCCTAAATCTGACATGGATCTAGTGTTATCATGTAGTTAAAAATTCCATCAATTCCTTATCGTCCTCAATTTCCTTCACGTTGTTTTTTCCCGATACCGTTCTGGGCAGGTCGGAGAGCTTTAGCTGCAACGTGATCCACGGCTCGCCCCACAGAATGTAGCTGTGCGACCACCCCGTTTCCTTCTGAATGGAGAATATCACCCCGAAAAGGCTATGGGAGGGCTCGGTTCTGTGCCCCCTTAACTCCTTTCCCCCCGCTGCCCCAAATTCCTCGTCGGCGTTGTCATACTCATCGCCAGTAGCAATTTGGTAGTATTCGTAAAAGACTCCGCCCTCCCGTAGGCAAACAGCCACATTACCAGCTCCTGTAGCTGATCCGCTGTACAACGCCTTCGGAGTACGCGAGCCAACCACCATCGGAACAGCCTTATTCTCCATTTACCATTCAAAAGCAAGGCAGCAACAGCGCGTGTTACCCTAAGGATGTTCTCGGAGATAACGGGAATAGGCAAGCTCTTTGCCTGACTCCCCAGCTCTTCAATCGTTCTTTGCCGTACAACACCCACATCCAACGAAACCCACTCTGATAAATCAGCTAGTTCTGAGAGGTAGAGCAGAGAGCCCAGGTAGAGCCTTTTCACGTTCAGCGTCATCACCTTCCGCCCAAACAGGCGGTACAAAAAAGGCGCAGGGATTTTAAACCCAACGCCCCTTTCAAGCAGCGCATCGGCCGCCAGCTTCTGCATATGCGCGCCCATGTTAACCCACGATGATGGATGCAGTTCCCGCTTTAGTCGGTGTTAGCACCTTCCCCGTAATCAGCACCTGTGCGATACCCGCCTTGCCGATCGTGTACTGAATCCGCGCTTTGATCGACACCCGTGGTAGGGTGATAGGGGTTCCCTTTTTCGGGGTAATCTTCACGGACTTTTCTATGATGCTTGCGGATGCGGGAGCCTCCCATTTAAAATTAGGGCTTTCGCCTGTTTTTGTACCACCCAGCACCTTTACCAGGGTGTCGGGGTCGAAATCCACAATCCCCCAGCTGATCGTTGATTTTTTTGAGCCGGCAAGAACCTCGATGGGATCATCGTTCTCCTCACATTCGTGCTCAATATCCTCTGCCTCTTCCTGCTCAAAGGTGGCCGTATCCTTATACGTTAGCCCAAGCGCAGCGAAGGTGGTTGCTACACCTCCATCCACGGCGAGCTCGCCGACCTCAATCTTCTGTACGCCTAAAATTCTTTTTTCTGCCATAGCTTAAAAGTTTTAAAATTTGGTTTTTAGTTTGTTTTTAAGTGTGATACCCAACAGCCAAATGGCTATGGTAAGTAGGGCCAGTCGCCCTATCCATAGCTGAAAACCCTGCCATTGGGTAAGCCTGTTCACCTCAATGGGTACCTCCACGGGGTATGGCACTTCAATACGCTCGAATATCACCGAGTCTCTCATGTTGCTCTCCATTTCCTTCACGGCGGTATCGGATGCCCTAACCATGAGGAGGCCACCGGAGTAGCTCACATGCTGCTTCACCCGTTCACCCTGCAGGGTTTCTACCGTTTGAAGCAGCGCACGGTTATTGCTGTCGCACTCAAAGTAGGCTTTCAGCCAGGCGCTGTCGGGGGGTAGCTGCACGGTGTTAACCTCCCGCACCACCCTTACCTTCGCATCGGTACTATCCTTCACGGGTACGTGCCGTACCGTCTTGCAACCGGCCAGCAGCGCAAGGCTAAAAATCAATGCCGTTATCGGCAAGCAGCTTCTCATAGCGTGCAATTTTTCTCTCCAACAATTCGATCTTCTTTCGGTTTCGGTGCGACTCCTGAATCTCTGCCCGAAGTTGGATCACCTCCTCCCTCAGCGCAGCGTTCTCATCCTCCAGGGCCTTCACCTTGTTCAGAAGCACATCCACACGCGCCTCCAGCTGGTCAATGACCTTTTGCCAGGTGTTGAGCGCCATATCAATGGTGGCTATGTTCTGCTTCTTGCGGCCGAAGAACCAGCCAGAGAAAGCACCCGAAAAACCAGTGCCAAGCGCAATCAATACGGTTGTCAACACCTCGCCCATGACCTACTCCTCCTTGGGTGTTTGCTCCTGCCCCATGCTACTGATGGCGCTGTACTCCTTGGTGGCGTCGAAGCATGGGCACAGTTTTATCCATTCGTTGGGCTCTATGATCCCGTTGTTATTCAGGTCGGGCGACAGGTCGCGGTGCCCCACAATGGTGGCCTCGGGGTATATCGCCTTCAGCTCCTTGAGCAGCGATAGCAGCGCCTCCTTCTGCTGGGCGTTGCGCGTATCGGCGGGTTTGCCCTGCGCATCCAGCCCCCCCTCGTAGCACACGCCCACGCTCATTGCGTTGAAGCCCGACACGTGTGCGCCAACCATCTCGAGGGGTCGGAGCGCCACACGGTTGCCCGACTTGGGGATGTAGAAGTGGTACCCGTGCGCGTTGAAACCACGCTCCCTGTGGTCGATCAGCATCTGGTCGGCGGTGTAGTTGCTCGTTACCCTGGTGGCCGAGCAGTGCACTACTATCAGTGATGTTTCCTTTCTCTTTGCCATATTGTTTTTCATTGGCCCCCTACGGCCACTATGGACTTTCGGGGGCATTCTGCTTGTGTCTATTCAGCGGCCTGTACTATCGCCACAATACCTTTGTTGTCGTTCCTGCGGATACGGCCACCCAGACGTACCAGCGAGCTGTATATGTCGCCGTAGTAGGTGGGGTTGCCCAAATCCTCGTAGAAGTTCACCGTGCCCAGCGCACGCTCAACGGAGTTCTTGTGCCATGCCAGAGCGGCAGCGTTGTCGGTGGCTGCCCCGGCAGTATCCCAGCTCTTTGGGACTGGAGTACCGGCATTGGTGTAGCGCATCACCTGTGCGCGCATCAGCACCTTGAAGCCGTAGAGCATACCGAAAACACCCGTTTTCTCGTCATAGACGCGCAGGAAGTCGCGTTGAGCATTGGCGTCCATCTCGTTGGTCAGCTGCTCGTACATATCAGCATCCAGCATGAGGTACCGTTCGCCTGAAGGAATACTCTGCTTGTCAAATAGTTTCTTGACCCCTTTCACATCAGCCAACGTAATAGCTTTCCGGTTGCCGGCAGCACCCTCTGTGTGGGAAAGAACAGCATTGCCCGTAGTGCGGACGATTGCCGCAGCAGCAGATGGCGCCCATCGGTAGAGCATATTCAGAGCAACTGCCTCGTTGATGGCGCTGACGGTTTCAGAGAGCACGGAGCGACGCTTGTCGTAGCTCAGCTCTATCGTTTCGGCGTTGGATATGTGCACCGGGTCGGTGGTGATCTCGTCAATGGCGTAGGTGATATCCACGTCGGTGCGCTTGGTAACTGTCGCCGGTAACGACGACCTGTTGACCTTGGTACCGGGTGCAGCACCGGCCTGTGGTATGTGAACCACCTTGCCCGCCAGCACGAACTGGTCTGCATTGTAGGCGTAGTTCAGAAAAGCATTGTCGGCCCACAGCGACTCTATAATGTCATTCTCCCATATCTCCTTCTGGATGGCCATGGGCAGAACACCCGCCACGCTCTTGGGTATGAGCGATACCAGGGTGAGGGCGCCAAATATTGCCCCCGGCTCAAAGGGGAGCACGGGCGACAGCATGATTGCCATAGCGGCGTTGAACAGCAACGCCAACAAAATGTTAAAGGTTCTTGTCTTCATCGTTTACTATTGATTAATGGTTAGTAACTAGGTTAATGGCACGAATGCAGTGCCGTCGTACACGAAGCTCT